TATTTGAGTATAACTACTATCTACTATCCTATCAGCTTCAAATGTTCTATCTTTTACTTGTTGTTCGGTTAGTAATAATTTGTTTTGAGTAGTGGGAACTACTAACTTAGTATAATGTCCACTTGTAAAGAAATTAGAACTATATCTATATCCTGCATCTTTAAAAATTGCATCAATAATAACCTTTAAAAATATTTGAGGTTTCCAATCTTTTGTATAGTAACCTCTTTGGTTATTACTTAAACCTAAGTCAATTAGTCCATAATAGTAACCAATAGCTGCGCTAGGTGTCCAACTTGCTTGTATATTAGTAAAGTTCCATGTATGGTCAAATGCTGACAGGTCAAGTTCATTTAATTTCTTTTCGCCTAAGTCCTGAAATAGGTTTGCTGTTTTACCTATAATTATTATTTCATATTCAATTTCGTAGTCGTCTAAAACATTGATATTAGTTAGTTGCAAGTAACCTTGTAATTGAACTATTCCATTCTTATAAAGTATTGCATCAGCTTTTAAACTTGGGTTAAAGTCAGGTGCAAAGTTATAAGTGTTATCGTTTTGAACTGACCTTGCAAGATTGAATATATTGCTAAAAATATTATTGTTATTTGAAGTACCTGGCAAAGTAATTGTTTTACTAAAATCACTTTTTCGCTCTGCAATATTTTGAATGTCTACTATACTTTTGTTAATTGGTATTGAAACATTATCGTATAAGTCCAATTCATACTCAACAATGTTAGCCCCTGCAATTTGACTTATTATTAATCGGTTTTGGTTCATTATAATGATTGTCTATAACGTGAGTAACTGTATTCAATCTCAAATGTTACATTAAACAACTTTCTATCAGTTAAAATCGTTTTAATTTCGTAACTTGAATTTAAAATATTAACCGCTACAAAATCAGTTGGGCTACGTTCAAGATAAATAATTGGTGACGTTGCAAGTTGCTCAAGTAATGCACTTTCTTCTTCGCTAATCCAATCGCTATTAATGGTAATTTTATCATTTATTGTTGTGTTGTAGTTAGTTTTTAGCCTATCACTTTGACTATATCCAATCGGTAATGGTGCTTTAAATTGTTTCCTATCAATATCCATTTGATTTATGGTGTTTTTATTGAAGTTAAACGCTTCAAAACCTCCTAATTTATTCATCCAATGCAGCCTAACTGTTGGGTATTGACTGCAATTATCGCCAGTTTGAAATGTTTTTGTAGCTAAAATAGTTCCATTTGATAGTGCTTGAACTGTTACTATTGATCCATTAGTTATTGAACCACTTAAATCGTACAGATATTTTCCTGCATTTATGTTAAATAAGTATTCATTAGCAGTTAATGTTATTGGTGTAGTTATTATTCCAATTCCAGTTGCTATTATTCTTAAATGTGTTACAACTCGATTAGGGTCAAAGAATGTAAGTATTCTATTTTGACTTAGTTCAATGTTTTCGGGTTCTACTAAATCGGCATTTAAAAAACCAAAGCCACTAACATTGCAACCGATATAAGCAGTTGGTGTATAATCTTCAAAATCAAATATAGCGTTACTACCTAGTTTAAATACTGAACTACTAGGCGATGCAGGGTCACTTGCTAACACACCACTTAATGTAGGTATTCCACTTGCATTGTCGTATAGTTCCCTGAACTGAACAAAATAATTTAATCGTGATTTAGTGTTTGCTGCTATTCGTGCTGCAAGTGCATTGCCAAAATCAAAGCTAACATAGTTTTTAACTACGTTACCAACATCAAAAATTAGTTGGTTACTGCTAGGCTGCGCAGGGTATTTTAACCTTGCTAATGGATTGTTAGTTCCGCCTGTTTCGTTTACATCAACTATAAAATTAAAGTTAGGTTGCGCTGTATTGTTACTACTTACTGTATAAGGTATTTGATTATAAGCAGCCATAAATTGATTAGGACTTGATAATATTGTAATTGCCATTATTTAATTATTGCTAGTTTGATTTTAGTTCCTATTTCTTTACTCAATGCTCGGTTTAAAACCTTTAATCTTTTTGCACCTACTGCAGGTTCGACAAAGTTCATTGGTTTAATACCGCCTATTTTAGTAGCTAATGCCATGCTCATTGCTTCTTTTGTAATTATATCAGCTTGCTTCTTTTTGTTTTTGCGTATTAAAGATTGTTTCTTTAATCCTTTACTTCCAGTCCTTGCAATATACTCTTTAAAACTTTTTAGCATGTCAGGCGATACTCCTAAGTTCCTAAATTGATATTGACTTTGCGGTGCTTTGTTGTAGTTAAATACTCCTTTTACACCTTGATTAACAAAGTCGTAATAATCAGCACCCATGATTTTAATTCCTAATGGTCTAGGGTCAGGATACATGGTTCTTGCCAATTCACTAGCTTGTCTAGTTCGTGCTTTGCGTGTTATTATACCTCGCATTATTCCGATTGACTCATTAGCCCAAACTAAATAAATCTTATCAATCCCAGTTGCTAAATCGGTTTCAAAGTTCTGTAAACTTTCACCATACTTACTTCCTATGTCCTTTGCGCTTGCTGCCATTTTATTTTATCATCTTCGCTTTTATCTTTGTAAAATACTAGCGTGTTTAAAAATTCAATTATATTCATGTCCTCGTAATAATTCCACTTACTACGGTCATTATTTGCTAGGTTGTTGATTGCGATAATCCACCTCCACTTGCTTTCAAAATTTTGTCCACTATTGGCTTCGTTTTCTCCATTGCTTTGTTGGCTTCCGATTCCAAATAAATTAGGATATTGGCGGCTAATTCCTTGTAGTACCTGCAAAAAAAAAGCATGATAGGGTATGCAGTATCAATCTTTAAATGATTGTAAAACAAATCCGCCACCTCTTTATGATTTGCACCATCGTACTTTTTACTTTTACCATACCAAGTTTTCTCAACACAAATAGCTGCAAGTATATTATGGATATTTGCCACTATATTCTTTTCGTCTTTGCAAAATGAAGTAACATCAATGTATTGCGCTGCTGTTAGTTTTTGAGTTTGCCAAACGCACTTAAAACGCCTGCCTTTAACTTTAAAATCCATTTTAACCTTTGCATTAGGGTTAAGTAGTTCTAATTTATTAAAGTCCTTTAAAGCATCGGTTAGTTTTTCAATAGGCATACTTTCGATTTCATCAAAGGTTTTGCCGCTCAATTCAGCTAATAATTTAATGTTTCTATTTAATACGTCAGGTTCTAAATCTGCAATCGTTTTGCATTTTAAGAATTGACCAATAGTTATTTTATTATACTTCATTCTCTTTTAAATATAAATTTATTACTTTTTTGCTAAATTTTAATTGTGGCATATTTGCCACTAGGTCGATTGTTTAATTTGTTTAGTGCGAAGTATCGCATTGCATCAATTGCGTGATTGCTATGGTCAATTGGATTGCCTGTTAGTTTGCCATCTCGGTCAGTTGCCCAAACATAACTTCTCAACTCTTTAATTAAATTAATTGAGTTTTGAGTTACAAAAAAAGGTTCACGCTTTAAAATATCAATTCCAATTTTTATACTATCAGCTCCCTTTTTTGCTGGTGTAATTAAAAAACCTTGACGCCTTAATTCTTCAATTGATTTAGGCTCTGCACTATCAGCTACTATTTCGTAAGGTCGACCAATGTTTTCTGACTTCATAAAGTTACCGATGTCTAAATTAGTCATATTAGTTCGGTATAACACTTCATCAAAATAAAGTTGATTGTTTGTTTTGTAAACTGCGATTAATGTCGTAGGGTCATTAGTAAACCCAAAATCCATTCCAAACCCTAGCAACTTTGCATCGGTTGGAATGCTTGCCACTTGCTGCCAATTATCAAACACTACACCTTGCAGGCTACCAATCTGACCTAATCCAAATACAGTCCACCAATTTCTCCAATAGCTTGATGTTGCTGCTTTATCTCTCGCCTTTTCAATTTCTTTTACAATTGATATATCTAAGGCTTCATTGTCTTTATAAGTCAATGTAATGCGTTCTGCATCTTTATCATTTACCAATTCAGTATCTACCCAAAATTCAGCAACTGGGTTATAATCCAAATAAATAAACTTTCGTGTTCTAATTGCTAATTGATAATAGCTTTCAAAGTTTACATTATTGCACTCATTAATAAATAAAACATCACGCCTTGCGCCTCTTAATTTACTTGGGTTATCTGCGCTAAAAAACTCAATAAAACTTCCGTTATCAAAAGTATAAGTTAAACTTGATTTGTTCCAATTCGCAGGCTCAAACCAATTTATCAAATCCATTATCTTTAAGAAGTCACGTATTGCGCCACGTCTTAAATGAGGGATTGTTTCGCTAACTATACTTATTTCACTATTCTTATTTTTATAAGCGTAATCAATTAAAAAGGGTATTATACTAAATGTTTTTGATGCACTTGTGCCACCTCTGACTATTCTAATACGTTTTCGTAAGGCTGCTATTTTATCTTGCGCTGTTGTTTTAATCAGCATCTTCTTTTACATTTATATCTAATCCATTAAAAATAGGTTTTTCAATATTGATGTTTTTGTTTTCGGTTTTTGTTGATGCAATACGATGATATTCCTCTTCAGTTCCTATCAGTTTATAAAGTGCCATTTGAGTTAGTGGATTGTTTCCATTGTACCACTTGTTGCGAAGTCCGTTCTTGATTTCAATTTTGTTTTTGTCAAGTAGTTCTTTTATAGTGTTACATTCGTCACTATCAATTGGAAACCATTCGTAAAAAGTTTTCTTTGCAATAGGCAATAAAGTAACCACATCCTCAATAAAGAATAGTTTTTTCTTTTCTATTAAGTCCTTTGCTTCTTCATATAATTTACTTCTGTTGTACGCCATTTTTTTATTTAATTTATTCTTTTATATTTGCTGCATTATAAGCGATGTTAGTGTAATGGTTACATACTTAGCATTCCAGTTAAGAGTTGGAGTTCGAATCTACCACATCGCTCAATTTAACCTTACGTTCTTGTAAGGTTATTTTTTTACCTTTATACATTCCTGCTCCCATTTCATCTATTTTGCTAAATGGCAATATTGGAACGGTTATTTTGCAGGCTTTGTTTATTAGGTAAATATATTGCAATTGGAAACCTTTTTGAACTTCGGCATTTAATTTTCTTGCATTTGTATGCGGTGTATCTGTTTGACTTAATCCTTTTTTTTTAAATTCAGACAACATATATTTATTTGAAAAATTTAATA